AAAGAGTATTGTGAAGGTAAAAAAGACTTTTACCAGATAGTAGGTTACTCTAAACGAGTTTAAAATAAATTTAACAATAACCTACTTTCATCTAACAATACATCAATTGGACCATCGTAGTTATCTTTTAGGATTGACAATAGTTTTTCTGATGTATAATAACTATCAGATTTTATTGATGTAATTTCAAAATCTGTTTTAGTTAGTTTACAAGTTAACTCAACCCAACTGAATTTAAAATACGGTTGAGATTTACAAGATATTTCTTTTAGATGATTATAAGTTTGTTTAAGGTAATTTTCAGAGTAACCGTGTGGGAATTTTGATGAAATTGAAATACTTAATTCTGAATTAATTTGTGGTTCTTCTTTAGTACTAAATGATACTATTTCATCATTAAACAATTCGTCATTAGAATTATAGGACATCACGTCAATTGTGTTGAAGTACTTTAAATCAGGATACTTATCTTTAAAACTTTCTATGAAGTCTGAAGTTATTTTTGTGAATTCAACCAAGTTGTCACTTTTAGTGTAACCTTTAACCACCATAAAACTCTCAACATCTACAACCGATAATTTTGTTTTATGATTATTGTTATCACTTATAACGTTACATACAAAATCTGCAAAATCGTTTACTAAATTTTGGCGAGTTAATACATCTAATTTTTCCATGTATAAATTTATCACCAAAAAAAATAGGTATAAATAGTAAATTACTTTTTATGATATTTGAAATACTCTTTCCTGTCAGTAATGACAATATAAGTGATAAATGTTATAAAAAATGTTATAAAAATTAAATTAAACATACTAATATATAGGAAATAAATTAGTAAAGTGTGTTAAGGTAAAGTTATTAAATTATTAAAAGTAATCTCCAATATTTCCATTAACACAACTGTTAACTTCCCTATGGTCAGGGTATTCATCTAATCTCGGAACTCTTAATGACTCTCGACCTCCATCATCAATTAAATCTGAATATAATCTTTCGTAACTACCAAAATATATGATTGTATCGCAATAAGTACCATTACAATCTTTGTTATCGTTTAACCATTCTGAAACAACATTATATATACAGTTTGTTGCTTTGTATCTTGTTCCGTAAAATGTTCTTGATACTTTATTACCATCTTTATCGAAAGATTGTTTTTTGTATGAATAGTCATCTATTTCACCATTATCAATTACAGAACCAATTAGTTCCCCCATTAAACTTTTATACCATTCTTCAGTTAATACTCCTTCATAACAACCCTGGTATAAACTATATAAATCACTTCTAACATCATATAATTCTTTATTGATTAGATATTCAATGGTATCATCGTCACCAAGTACTCGAGAAATAACATCATCGGTTAACTCAACGTCATTACGACCTTGTTCCCGAGCAATTTCTTCAAGTAATTCGGTGTCGGTACCTATTGTTTTCATATCTCTAAGTTCTAATACAATTCTTTCATTAACCAATTGTTTATTTTCATTTGTTAATTCAGTATATACGTCCCTATAAACATCATCAGTCACATCCCAAAAATTCATATCATGTTCACCTTGTAAAATACTTTCAATCGTATCTCTACTCATTTCACTGCGATAACCTGTATCAAAGAAACCTGAAAGTTCCGCAGGGGATGTGTCAAAATAATAATCGTTACCAATTTTTGTAACATCTGAAATAAATTTATCAACTATTGTCCAAACAAATGAACTATCGTTTTCATAGAATAAATAAAATAATTGATTTTGGTAATCATCCCAATCACTTGAAAAAGGGTCAATGTAACCAAGAAGATTGTTTTTGGTTAATAAATTAAAAAATTTATCTATACCACCTATTGCATTTTCAATAAAATCAACATCGATGTCCCCATTTTGAAATTTATTAAGGATTCTAAGTAATTTTTCTTGAACTTTATTTAATTTAAGTTCTTTTTGTTCTTCTTCATTTAATTTTTTATTGTGTATTAAATTACCGTTATCAATAACTTCATAATTAACACAATCTTCATTAAAATTGACTACATCTAAAATTGGGTGGGTAACATATATTTTACTATTTCTAATTAGACAAACTTTTGTTGGAAACCCTATTAAGTCTTTCATGTGTTTCCAGCAATGAAATTCAGGGTCTTCATTTATGAACCCTTTGATGTAAATTGTATCACCCATTTTTAATTCCATAGTTATAAATATTAAAAAAGGGAGAATATTCTCCCTTTTAAATTCTTTAATTAATAGATTTGGATTGATTATTTACCACAACCACATCCACCACCGTTATTACCACCACCGTTTTTCATAGTATTATTTTTTTAAAAGTTTATTATCTATAAATATTTTATTGCTGTTTGTTTTTATAAAATTTTTCAATAGTTTTTTTTACTGCATTTTGTACACTTTCATTTTGTTGTTGAACTTGTTGAATTTTAACCTGTTGTTCAGGATTTTGTTTGTTTTTACAGCCACAGCCCATATTTTTATTTTTTTTAGATTTATTCTTTTTTATAAATATTATTAATTGAAATATTAAAAGGAAATAGTTATTAATTTAACAGTATTTATTTAATATGAATAGTAGAAACTTAATAAAAAAATTCATTAAAGAACTGGTTTTAGAATCTGAAAATGATATTGTACATTTAACACCTGAGAAATATATTGAGTTAATGAATTTTGTTGACCATGACGGAAGAAGAATTAATAATTTGAAAAAATATAAAGGAAAACAAATTGTTATTGACGGTAATATAAAACTACCAAGTGATACAACTTATTTAGGTAATATTACTGTTAATGGTAGTGTTGATGCGAATTACAGTCAGCTAAGAACTAAACAAGGAGTTATTGCTAATTACATATCATATTATAATACACCTCTTAAAAAACAAGAAATCTATCAAGAATTCCAAAGAAGAAAGGAGGTTCAGAATGATAGAAGAGAGGAAGGTTATTTTGAAGAAAGGGGAGATTTATCTGATGTTGATAAATGCACATTAGCATTATTTAATTTTTTAATATCAACTGTATATGAAGAGAAAACACCTGAAGATACACAAAGATTAGAGGACCTTTACGCTGAAAAAGAAAGAAGAGAACAAATAGAGAAAGAGACGGAAGATGATGAGAATCTAACAGAACTTAGAGCGATTGACATCGAAATAGAAGAAATTGAAGGTCGTATTGACATTTATGATATTATTTACGAAGGTAAACATTATTTCTTACATTCATTCAAAGTTTTAGAGAGTGATGGTGAGAGTCGTGCAACATGGGCGGTTGGTGATGAATATTATACTGAAAAAACGGCATATAAAACAGTTGAAAACTTAATTGATGATGTCGGACTGGAAGGATTTAGAACAGGATTTGTTGAGAATCATATTGATGAAGAAGAATTGAAAAATTACTTTAGAGAAAGTGAGGAAGATTATGTTAGAGAAAATTTAGAAGATTTCTTTGATGAAGATGATTTTGAATATTCTGACTCAGAAGTCCAACAAAGAATTGATGAGATTACTGAAATGCTGGAAGATTCTGAGAACTTATCACAAGAACAATATGACGAATTAAATGAAGAGTTGGACGAGTTAAAAGATAGTGATAAAACTATACCTGAAAATTTGATTGAAGAAAAGGTTGAGAGTTTGTTGGAGGATAAAACTTATGATGTTGCTACAACAATTAGAGATTACGGTCTAAATATGCAAGATTTTGTTGATATGGGCGCGTTAATTAAAGATGTTGTTGATACTGACGGATATGGGAATACAATTAATTCATACGATGGTACAGAAGATACTGTTGAGTTTGATGATGAAACATACTATATTTTCCAAATAGATGGTTGATATGGAAAAAACCGACAAACGGAAATACAATAGAAAGAAAAAACACTTGAAGTTAAATCCTGAGTGGATAGTCGAACACACTCCTGATTTTGAATATCACTATTATAAATTAATGGATTTTATTAAGTATTCTGATTCACAGATTGATAAATTTGAGTTATATCCATTATTTAGTGAAATGTCATTACATCTTGCTAACTTACAATCAATTAGTAATGACTCAAAATACATTACAATTGATAAAAAATTTAAAAGCGTTGATGATGAAATACTCATAACTGATTTAAAATTTAACCCAATTCCTAATATGACCGATAATGAAATTAAGGAGTTTGACAAAATTTTAAAATATTGTGGTCAAAAAATTTTTGAATATTTTAACATCGTTAAAGCACTTTGGACAATAACTTACGATTCAATATCTATCAATATAATTAATACTGAAAAATTTGACACTATTGAAAAGGGTTACTTTTTTACTGTATATAACGAAACAACGTACATTTGGGGATACAATGTTAAAATTTCTGATGTTGTCAGATTTGATAAAAAAAATGGAGTTAACATAATCTATGAAGATGTGAGTCAAAAAAATGTATTTGAAATATTACGTGAAATAGATGAGGATGATAAATTACCGGTGTTTGAATTATCATCAAAAAATGAGTTACCTTTAGAAAACACACTATTACCAGTCTTTAAAAGAAAATTACTTACATATATTACGCAAGCTAAAACTATTGTTGTTTTGAAAAATCCGTAGTATATTTGTAATATGGGTTTTAATAAAAAAATTGTTGGGGAGTTACAGATAGACAGTATTTGTAAAAATTTGAATGAGATTAGATATTTTTTAAAATCCGATTGTTTATTATTTACCACTAATGAAGTAGAACAAAAATTTAGAACATATGAGAAAAAATACATCTCCGACAGAAATTCTGTTAGCTAAACTTGAAAAACCAATACATATCAATTATATTTCTGAATATATTCTTAGAGTTGGTTTAAATGAAACTAAAGAAAGAATTGACAATTTAATTGAGGATGGATTAGTTAAAGAAAGTGAATATGGAAAAGGATATTATGTCGCAACAAAAAGAAATGGTAAATAACCCTGAACACTATGGAGGAGTCTCAAATCCATATGAAGCAATAAAAGTAATTGACGCTTGGGACCTTGGGTTCTGTTTAGGTAACACAGTGAAATATATTTCTAGAGCTGGTAAAAAACACAAAGAAAAAGAGTTGGAAGATTTGAAAAAAGCTCTTTGGTATTTACAACATCACATTGAAAAGTTAGAAAATAATGATTGAAAATTATATTAATAAAGTTATTACCGGAGATTGCATTGAGGTGATGAAAGAAATGCCTGAAGGTTGGGTTGATTTAATTGTTACATCTCCACCTTACGGTGTTAATATTGCTTATGATGTTCACAATGATGATATGGAGATTGGTGAATATTTGGAATTTACCCGAAAATGGTTAACTGAAGCTTATAAAGTATTGAAAGATGATGGACGTATTGCTTTAAACATTCCTTATGAGATTAATAGACAATCAAAGGGAGGTAGAATTTTCTTCGTATCTGAAGTTTATCAGGTTATGAAAGAGATTGGGTTTAAGTTCTTTGGTGTAGTTGATTTAGAAGAAGATAGTCCCCACAGAAGTAAAACAACTGCTTGGGGAAGTTGGATGAGTCCATCTAGTCCGTACATCTATAATCCAAAAGAATGTGTTGTATTAGCGTATAAGAAGGTTCATATTAAGAAAGTTAAAGGTGAGACACAATGGAAGGGAGAACCAACAGTAACTGAAGAAGGTAAAAACAAGATGGTTTATCAGGAGGAAGATAAAAAAGAGTTTATGGAGTTAGTATTTGGTCAGTGGAAGTATTTTGCCGACACAAGGTCCTTAACTAAGGCAACATTCTCAATGGATATCCCAAACAAGGCAATTAAAATTTTATCTTATAAGAATGATATTATTTTAGACCCATTTAATGGAAGTGGTACAAGTTGTGTTGCGGCTGAGATTAATGATAGAAGATGGGTAGGTATTGAATTATCTGAAAATTATGCAAATATTTCTAGAGAAAGAATACAAGGATTTGTTGACCAAAAGAAACAACAAAAATTTGAATTTGAAAACGGAGGGCAATGACCTCCGTTTTTTATTTTATGATATATTTATTAATAAAAGAATTATGGAACAGGTTATTATTGAACTTTTGACAATACAAAATCAATTTAGAATATATCATTGGCAAACAAAATCATACGCTAGACACAATGCTTTTGGAACTGTGTACGGTGATTTAGATGGTTTGATTGATGAATTTGTTGAAATTTGTATGGGTAAACATGGAAGACCTGATTTCCAAGGGAAAGTAAGTTTAATACTTTCTGATTTAAAAGAATTGGACCCAACTCATTTCTGTGACACTGTTATTGAATTTTTAATTGATTTAAACAATAAGTACGACAAAACAAAAGACAGTGACTTATTAAATTTACGTGATGAAATTATGGGTCTAATCAACAAGTTGAAATATTTGTTGACTTTAAAATAATCAATTTTAATTTCTTATTATGAAAGACGTAGCGGGTATTTTAGTTAAATACCAAGATAGGTGTTTGCTTTGTAAAAGAGCTCCGGGTGAGCATTTGGAAGGGTATTGGTCAATTCCTTGTGGAGGGGTTAATCCTAAGGAAGATTTAAAAGATGCTGCAGTAAGAGAATTTAGGGAAGAAACTTATTTAGTTTTAAATCCCCAAGAAGTTTCTTATGTAACATCAATTCTTAATTCAAACAAAAAAAAGGTAATAACATCTATATTACATGTATTTTATACAAGGGCTTCAACAATTAAAAAACCTAATTTAGAAAAGGCGAAAGATGGGTTTGAACATACTGAATGCCGTTATTTTGGGTTAAGTGAGGTGGATAATTTAAAAATTACTCCAAAACTCAAAGAAATTATCAAAAAAGCCTTGGCAAATTAAAAAAAAAGTATTAGATTTGTATCACTTTTGAAATATTAAAGATATTTATATTTCACAAGAAAAAAACTCTAAAAAAGTTTGACACTTTGAAAAAAATGTCGTAAGTTTGTAAAAGATTTAAGATAGGTAACGATTCAGATACAAGTCTCAAAAAAAATAAAACAAATTACTTGACAAGAACAGAAAAATGTCGTAACTTTGTAAAACAAATCTCAAATGTGAGATTTAAAACGGGGAAACGTTCTTTGAAAATACCTAAATACCCCCTTTGAAGTATATAGGTAATATTAATTATCCGTTCAGTAGTTGATTATGAGACCTTCGGGTTGATTATGAGACATTTAATCTGATAAACGATAATGGGCCGTGTATGGTCCTTAAATAA